CCTGTCCAATCTGTGCAGTTGCCTAATTGCATAGAATAGAACTCATCCATTCCTTTCCATCCTAAATACTTTCCTTTGTTGTTGTAATTATCTCTATGCTTGTATATCTTGTTTAAAATATCTTTTGCTTCTGTTACCTTATAACCTTTCATTGCCACGGTGCTTTAAATCCATTACTACTTTCTACTTCTTTTTTTGTTTGTTCTTTCTTCAACCAATTTTTAGCAGTTAAATATAAGCTTTTATAATTCGTGTTTTTCTTGAAGTTTTGGATCGCATCGCATACACCATCAATTTGTTGTTTAGTATAATCTTTTTCTAATTTGTTAAATTCATCTAAAGACATAGACAAATGGGCGAAAGCCCTATATATATCTTTATCATTTACATTATCATTAACATTAACATTTACGGCTATGTTTGCCATTTTCTTTTTAGCACTTTTAACAGGTGCTATATTCTGCCATCTTTTATTAGCACCTTTCTTTCCTGCTTCTCGTTTCTTTTCTCTTATCTGTTCGTATTTTTGTAGATCACGTTTTAAGTTTTGTTTGATCGGCTCAAAACATAAATCTGTTATAATGTCTTCGGTTTCTGGATTCAAGTCGTTGACGTACTCTAAAACGTGTTTAAATAGCTTTCCTGCCTGTTCATCATTTAACTTCTTGACCGTATGCAATAAGTCGCAATAAAGTAAAAAGCTTTTTTTATTTTCTGCCATAAATTATTGGTTAAAAAAAAAGTATAACGCTTTCAGTGGGTAGGAACACTTACTTACGCTATACTCTAAATATTTTGATTGTCCTACCAACTCCACAAATATAACTAAAAAGTTAAAAATTTAATTAATTCTTCTTCATTAATTTCTTCTCTATTTAAAAATACTTTTCCATTTTCAAAATTAAATTTTTCAAATTGTATTAAATGTAAACCTTTATAAGTCCATTCTTCATCTATTCCTTTTTTTATCCATTTATCTAATTTTGTTAATATTAAATGCTGATCTGATTTAACTTCTGTATTGTAGCTTTTTAATTCTATAAACATTATTTGCTTTAATTTTTTATGCCATAAAACAAAATCTATATCGTAACATCTGTATCCTGTATAACTATCTGGTAATTTTTCTCTTATCCATTCACTAAAAAATAAATCGTGTTCTCTATTTCCTGTTTGTTCTTGCCTTGTCATAATAAAGATTTTGCTATGTTATAAGTTTGTTCGTTTATTTCAGCAGCTAAAACTTTTCTTTTCTTTTCTTTGGCTGCTATTATAGTTGTACCACTTCCAGCAAACGGCTCTAAAATTGTATCCATTGGTTTAGTAAACATTTCAATTAAATAAGCTACGCCACTTTTACTTTGTTGCCAGTCGTGTCCGTTTTTTTCTCTTTGTTCTGAAATAAAATAATCTTGAAAAGTATTTTCTATTTTTTTCTTGCCATTTTGAAATATTAGTACAGGTTTCCATCTACACATTAAATTTATTCCATTGACTATTTGCGTTTGTCCCTCGTGATAAACGGCAAACGTCCAATAATAATCTAAATTTTCACTCATTCTTTTCATTACTTCTGGCAAATACATTTGTCCACTATATGCAATACAAAAACCATTTGGTTTTAATACACGTTTTGCAAACCTTGAAAGTTTAGTCCATACTTCTATAAATTCATAAGGATAAGGTGGATCTGTAATTATACAATCTATACTTCCATCTGGCAAGTCTGCAAAAACTTCTTGAAAATCTCCAAGTCTAAAGTCTATTTCTATTTCTTTTTTTGCGCCTTTTTCTGCTAACCTTTTACGTTCTGCTATTTTTTCTTCTTTCTTTTCTTCTTTCTTTATTTCTTTGTAAGCTGCGTTTATACTTACTTCTCCAGTTGCAAGTTTTGCTTTTACTTCTTCTGGTGCTTTCTCTTGTATTTTTTTTACTTTAGAAATAGTGTCTTTACCTACATTGGCAACATTTGACAACTTTTCAATAGTTTTACCCTGTTCTGATTTCGGAACAGGCTTAGCTTGTATCATTCTTTCCTTTGCTTTTTTGCTAAAAACTTCTTCAAGTTCTAAAGCCAAAACACTTCTTTGATAGTTGCTTAAATTACGTCTTCCAAATTGATTTAATATCATCCATTCTTTTACACTTTCTTCACTTGCAAAATGTTTGCTTGTAGTTCTATACTCTACATCAAATCGTTGTGCTATACTATAACGATTATGTCCATCTATTATAAATCCATTCCAAGTTATTATAGGCTCTCGTATTCCCTCTTCTAATATGTTTGCTTCAAGCTGCGCATATTCTTCAGCACTTAATGCTGGTATTAAATTCTTAAATTCTTCTTTTACTTGTATCATATCAATTCTTTATAAAGTTGTTTTTCTGTTCTTCCTTTTATTATTTGTAAATCTCTAATTGTTGTAGCTTTTAGAATATCCGTTTTTAAATCGTACTTTGTATCATTGATTTTAAACTTGCCATCGTATTCTGCAATATCCAAAAACATTAACGGATCTTTTGCTTTCTTTAAATTCTTAAAAGTTTTAATTCCGTGTACTATTGTGGCGTGATTTAATCCGAATAAATCGCCAATACTTTGATAAGTATATCCAGCAGTTCTTAAAACGTTAAAAAAGTATATTCTTTTGTGTACATATTTTCTTTGTCTACAACGTTTTTTTAATTCGTCTTTTTCTATGTAGTGCAGTACACTACTCATCAATTCTTCCATATATCCAATTTATAATAAGACAATAAAGATATTCAATTATTTTCTTCATACCTTTTCAATACTAATTATTAACTTTTTCCATAAGCCACAAAGCTTGATAGCTTCCTGTCTGTCTTCTGCTTTTACATACTTTACTGCTTGGCAACATTCTGCGTCAGTATTAGCACCTTTATAGTATTTGTATAGTATTTTATAAGTGTTCATTTTTTCGTCTTTTGCTATTAAATAATTGCAGTATAATTCTTCGTTAAAATTACTCCACCAGTCTATTTTTAATTGTTCCATTTGTTTAGTATTTCTTCAAGTTCTTCGCACAAATCTTCTTCGTTATAATAGTTCACACCATCACATCTTAACGTTTCTTTCTGTACTCTATAATATGTTTCTTCTACTTGTGCGTATGATAGCTTGTCGTTAAAGCTATTGTAGCTATCAAGTTCTTCTATTATTCGTGTTTCTATAAAAAGTTCCACTTGATATGGTGTTTCGCCTATGTAAAATATTGCACCATCTTGATCGTAATATTCTATTTCTATTTCGTAACTCATACTAATAAATTTACTGCTAAATAATAAAACGTAAAGGCAACTGCCATAAACACGAATCCAAATAATAATTCTTTTTTTGCTTCTTTCTCTTTCATAATCTATTTATTTAAGTGTAATTGCTAATTTTCTAAACCTATCATTTAACCTATCAATACATCTTGTGTAGATGTCTATGTCGTGGTCGTTAATTTTTCTAATTGATTGAAGCTGCAAACCAGCACCAAACTCATTACTCCATTCTCTTTCGTCAATACGATTTTTGTAATACTTAATGTATTCATCAATCGTAGTAAGTGTTTCTAATTTTTCTATTCTTTCCATAACTTTAATTAAATTGTATACACAAATATATACATTATTAACAATATATAACGACTTATTAACAAAAAAAGTTACAATTATTTTTTAGTTGTTTAAAAATCAATAAGTTACAAAGGTGTTGTTTAGAAAATTCTGTGCGAATCTATGTATTTGATGGTTTCATCTACATCTTTTGTTTTATTTCTTACTATTTTGATAGTAAGCATACGGCCACCAATTGGCTTAATAGGTGCGCCACGTTCTACGTGCCAACCTTTTGATCCATCTCCGTACTCTTCTTTATAGCAGCCTGTAATCATTAAGTGTATAGGCTTGTGATTTATACTATAACCTTTCTTTGAGTTACTTTCCAAAGCATCTCTAACGTCATTTCGTGCTGCATTTTCGTGTATATGGCCCATTGTGTAAACGTCACAACCCTCGTACAATTCTAATGCCCTTGTAAGATTTAAAGCACCTTTTGTAACAACTCCACCACCACCAGATCCGTGAAAATATTTAATTTTTGTAGTTGCTATTCTTGAATGATTATTCATTTTAATAATAACCCAACCACCATAACCACCAACTTGCACGTTAGAATGGCATTTTAAGTTAAGTAAGTCTACAAATCTTTGAAGTATGTCAGTTTCTTGCCACTTAATTATTCCTGTTTCGTGGTTTCCATATCCAATAACCGTAAGAATATCTGCATAAGGTGTAAACCATTCAACTGCCGTTTCAACAACTGAATCTAAATATCTTGCGTTGTTGTGTTCTGGTCTGATATCTGATTTATTACGCCTGTTATCGCCACGTCCTTGCATCAAGCAGAACATATCTCCATTAATCATTACAGGAATATTCTCTTCTTTACAATAGTCTAAATGTTTTTTAAGTAGGTCTTGATCACATTTTGGATTGTCCCAGTGTAAATCGCTTAACATAGCTATTTCTGCATATTTACCCTCTAATTGTATTTCGTGTACGTTCTTACCGTGTCTGATTACTTTCATATTATCTTACTTATTAGCTTATTTAAAACAAACATAACTGCACCAAACACTAAAGCAAATATTAACATCCACCAATAGTTTGGTTTCTTATTGGCTTTGGCTTCTGCTTTTGCCCTTTGCACTTCTACTCTTGTAATCATTCTTAAAGTGTCACGTTTTAGCTTGTATTCTATTCGTGTTTCTAACCTTGTTTGTGGCACATATACGGTCTTGTATTCTATAATAGTATCTTTAGAACTATAAAAGTGTTCGTATACTATTGTATCGTGTTTTATTACAGGAATAGAATCTATTGTGCTAATTCTTATCGTGTCGCTTGTTTGCGTGACTTGTAAGCCACGTTTAAGTGCTTTGTTATAGTGATACTTCGCAGAACACGAAAACAACGTTAGAACGCAAATTAAATATATTACTTTCATTTTTCTAATTCTTTAATCATTTCAAAGTGAATCTTGGCTATCCTATTTCTTCCATCATTACTCATCAATAGTCTACATTCAGCTTCGTTAGTCATAAAGAAGTTTTCTGATAATATCGCAGGCATAGCAGTATTTTTAAGAACATAAAAGTTTGCTTCTTTGTCTGCNTCNCCATCTCTTGTATCTTTTCGCATTGTGTGAGTAGGAAATTCTGCCTGTGCTTTGTTGAACAACACTTCTGCGATCTCATCGCTTTTTGTTTCTCCTATACTTGTGTAAACTTCCCATCCGTGTGCTGCTTCGTCACTAAAGCCGTTTGCGTGAATAGAAATATAGATACAAGGTTTATCCGTGTTTCTGTAAATTTCGTTTGCTTGTGATGTTCTGGTGCTTAAAGGAATATCTACATTTGTATCTACTAAATTAATGCAGTCAATATTTGCATCTTCGCAAAGCTTCATTAATCTGTCTACAATACTTCTGTTGAATTCGCCCTCAAAAAGTTGTGTGCCATCTGGCCAAATAGGACTTCGTTTTCCTGCCGTTTGATAAACACCATCTATAATACCACCGTGTCCGTTATCAAATATGTATAAGTTTTTACTATCCAATTTAATTGGTTGTCTGCAACATTTACAAATCTTCATTTTTTTTGATGTTTTTAAAATCGCTTGTTACTTCCTTTGCTCTTGCAAATAAGTTTTTTAATGATGCCCACAAATCAATGCCTTTTACTGCCTTGTAGTTTTCATTGATAGAAATAACTTCAATAGAAACAAGAACTAAAGCCAAGATTTTAGTAGTAAGTAATTCGATACTAAAAAACGAAATAACAATATCGTTTAATAGAAATTTATCCATAGCATAAAACAACATAACGGTTGCTTCATAAAGTAAAATCTTTGATATGATTGCAGATAGTCTTCTGCTTGTAATTGGTTGTTTAAGTTTCTTTGCTTTCCAGATACCTGTAATTGTATCTAAAATAACAGAAGCTGCAATAAGAATAAGAATACCAACAATAGGTAAAAAAAACGAAAGAATAATAGCCATCAGTTTAGTTGAGTAAAGTTTAATTTTAGTTGTCAGTACATAGAGTTGTGTTTTCATCTTAAAGTTGTTCCGTTATAAGCCAAATAATTTTAAATAATAGAAATACACCAAACGCCTGTACGTGTAATTCTGTACTTGTAAACATACAAGAAAAGGCACAGAAGCATCCAGCAAGAAAATATAATACTGCAAGTACGTTTTGATGGTTTCTAATATCCATTACTCAACAGGTATTTCTTCACTCCATTCTGGCGTTTGCATAAGTGCCAAAGCCTCTTCGTGTGTTAAAGTTTGTAAAGGAACTATTGTTCCATCTTCTATAAATGTTGGTGTGTGATGCCATTTTAAAACAAATTCAGTTAAAGCTAAATTTATTCTAATCGTATCAATACTTGTTTCTCCAACTTGTGAATAGTCTACTGCGTTTGCTGCTGCTATGTCTATTATTCCGTAATGTTCAAATCCGTGCATTTTATTTTATTTTAATTCGTTTTTATGTAGGTACATCTGTGCTTCGTACTACCGTGTTATCTAATACTCCATCATTTCCACCTGTTCCACTATCTATAGCAGTTGTTCCTGTTCCCTCAAAACGCCACCAAGAAACAGGCGATAGACTACTAATGTCATTAGGAACTCCATTGTTGTATATAGTTTCTATGTCAGTTGAACTTAAGGCACTACTGAAATAGGAAACCTCGTCTACTAATCCATCAAAATAATTTTGGTCTAAATCAGATGTAAAAATTCTGCCTATGTTTATAGTGTCAAAACTTGCCATATCGTTTAACCATTTTTGGTCATTAGTAGACACCAAAAAAGTCTGTGCTACTGCCACTCCATCAACATATAATTGTGGACTTACTCCATTTTGTACTATTGCTAAATGCGTCCAAGCTCCAACGCTAAAAGGATTTACATTAGCATAAACAATAAATCCTGATGATGAGTTAGACGTTGTACGCATATCAATAGTAAAACCAAGTGATGAACTTAAGTTTAAAATTAAATATTGCCTTGTTTGTGTGGATGCACTAAAATTTAATATTGTTTGATTACTTGAAATATCATTAGGGTTTACCCATACAGAAATTGTTCCCTCATTATCTGCACTAATAGAACTTGCAGCACTGTTACAATCAACATAGGCATCCATTCCATCAAGCTCTATACTTTGAGTATTGCTAAAACTTGGCGTTGCACCTGTTCCTGTTAAGTTGGTTTCTGGACTCAAACTATTTGCGCAAACTTCGCCAAAATCTATAGTATTATTTGTTGCTGATTTTCCGAATCCATTCGTGTTTTCAACTGCTGCCTGTCCCCAATATATCGTATTTGCCATTATTAATAAGTTTTATGTAGTACAAAGTTTGCACTATGTATTTCGTCTTGTGTTTTAGCTTGTCCCCATTCTGCCGTAATATCTATAGTGTTTGCAATAGTTGAATCAAAAGCTTCTACATCTTGAAATACATAACCCTCAAGTCCTCCTGTGTTTCGTGTATATGCAAAATTCCCATTAGTACAAATACTTCCACTTGCACCGATAGCTGCTATTGTGAAATCTATTTCACATTCCCATCCTAAACCAGTCGTAGGACTTAAAGAAATAGTGCCTGTTGTTGCTAATACCGTTGCACCACTTTTTATCCTTATTGTGATATCGTCGCCATTTTGTGCTGAAATTTCGCCACCAATTTTTGCGTGGTAAGAATCTCCTACTACAAAGTGATCTGCTGGTATTGTTAAACTTCCTACTCCACTTCCAACTATACTCGTTTCTGTTGTTGTGTTTGTTAGTGTTGCACTAACTACCGTTTGTGCATATAATCCTGTCGTTGGTTGGTTAAAAGATAAAGTTCCTGCACCATCAGTTTTAAGAACTTGTCCTGCCGTTCCATCTGCCGTAGGAAATGAATAAGCATTGTTGAAGCTTATAACATCAGCTGCACTAATTTTAAATACATCTGCGCCACTATTTTGAAAAGCCAAGTAAACACCGTTTAAATCTACCGTTCTGTTGCTTCTAATCGTGCCATCTATTAAATAAATGTTATCTCCAGCAATAGCCGATATTTCTGCACCTGTGATTTTCTTTGATACGAAGCCACCAGCACCATCAGATTCTGCTATAACAAATAAATCCGTGTTTGCTAAATTAGCACTCTTTGCCGTTAGGTCGCTGATCTTTATTTCTGCCATAATATTTATTTAAAAACGTCTGTAAACGTTTTACGTTCTTTTCTTTTGGTGTGTAATGTTTCTTCATAAAATCCAACCAGTAAAATTTGTACTTTCGTTTGGACTCATATCACTTCCTGTATTTGTATTGTATTCTGGAAACGTGCTACTATTGTCGCATATATAATCTACAAACCTTTCTTTGTAGTGCATATAAGTCTGTCGTTGTTTTTCTACTAAAAAATCTATTTCTTCTTTACTTACCGTTTCTGAATTTTCTGCTCCGTGTTTATATACGCCTTTGTTTGCAATAGTTACTGCACTAAAAGGCAAGAACTCTAACATACTTGCGTGAATTAAGGCAGGTTTTATGTAAATTTCTAATAAGTCTTTATACGGATTTGCCAAAGTTCCTGCAATTATTTCTGCTTGTAGTTTTTCAAGTAGTTTAGTTCCTAACATTGATTGAATATGTATATCTTGTGCGATCGAAACGTACTGAATAAATTTATCCGTGTCTATGTTTCCGTTCATATTTGTGAAACGAATCGCATCTTGTCTGCTTATTAATAGTGCTTTTGCCATATCTTGTTATTTTTTATATCCTTGATTAGGCATATCAATAGGTCGTTGGCTTACTAAATTTGGATTTTTAATTATATATCCGTATTTAGCTGCTTTTGCACTTGATATACGTGATGCTAAAGGACTTTTAACGTCAATTCCTGTACCCTCAAAAGCTACATAAACTTGTTTATTCCATCTGTGATAGCAATTCGGCCCACCTTTGTAAAGCCATATCGAATAAGTATTAGCGCCATCAACACCAAAGCCTGGATTTACAGATTGTCCACTCATTCTTATGATGTCTTCTTTACGATATATCTTGTTTCCTCGTTTGTCATTCATCATATTTTCGCAAAATTCTCTGCCTTTTCCACTATTGCCACCTGTTTTTCCTGCATAAACATAACGTGTAATAAATTTAATTCCATCAATTACATCGTCTTGTGTACTTTTTGCGTTTGGAAAAGCCGTTCCTGTACTTACTAAATTTATTAATCTATCTTTTAGGCTTAATTCCGTTTTTATGTCGCTTGAAAGTAACGTATTTTCGTCTTCGTCTGTATCGTAGTCTACTTCAAATTCATCTATAAGCAACCAATCAGCTTTAGGCATTTCGCCAAGTTCTATGAGTTCTTTGCCTACAAAATCGCCACTTAATTCTAATCCTGTTTCTTCTTGTATTTGTTCTTCTGTTTGTACGTTTTCTAAATCTACAAACTCCAAAGGTTTTAACGTTCTAAAGAATAAGTTTAAAGCTATTCCGTTATATGCAAGTATCTGATCGAAAGCATCCAACAAAAGTTCTTGCATTGGTGCAATTACCATATTTGAAAACAACGCAAACGAGTCTTTTAATTCGTCTGAATTACTGCTAAATCCATTAGACGATGCTATGCCAAACAATAAAGGACTCGTTACATTGTGTGCTAACATTATTTTTCTTAAACACTCTTCCGATAAAGTACTATACAAATCTGGTGCATCATTTACAGGCATAGAATCTACTGTTGTTTTTGATTCTGCATTGTTGTTAAAAGCTACTATTAACTTTTCGCCACTCATTCCTGTTAATTGGCTTTGTACTTTGTTTTTTATTATTTGTTGTTGATCTTCACTTGGCACTCCGTTATTGAAGTTTACTACACTTCTTCCACTAAATCCGTTTTCTACTTCGTTTATTAAGTATTCAGAAATATCTTCTTCTAAAACTGCATAAGGAATACCGCCGATAAAATCTACCAAAGAATAATACTTCATTCCTACACTATATGGCTTTATAAAATAGATTTCAATATCTTCTTTTGAACATCCAAACGCAGGTATTCTTTTTGGCTTGTAGTTTCTTAAATCTGTCCAATCGTCACTATAATAGTAAGCTTCAATTTTGCCCTCTTCGTTACACTTTTCAGCACGTAATAATTGAACAGGTATATGATGTACTTGTGCAATTTTCTTTCTGTCTTTCGTGTATATGACTTGAACGGCACATTGTCCTAACAACTTTAAATCAGTACATAAGTGCCTAACACAATCTTTATTGAATAGTGACATCATTTGTGCGTACTCATTAGGCTTTCTTGATGCGTCTGTTGCACTTAAACCTCTTCCGTATACTAAACGAGTGATGTTGTTTATTATGGCGTTGTTAGTAGTGCTATTCGTGTATCTGTCGATTAAATACTGATAGTAGTTATTATCCGTACCAAATTCAACCCAATCTTCTCTTTTAGATTCTTTGATTACAGGCGCTTCGTAGCCACTTAATTCTAATACGTGTATGTTATTACTCATAAATAATAAATTCGTTGTTACTGACGTTTGAAGTAAATTCTCCGTCATTTACTGAATAGTTTACAACAGGCGTTTGATCCGTTACAAAGATTCTATCCTTGTGTACTATCGTTGTTCCGTTTTTTAGTTCCAAAGTGTAAAAAGTATTGTTTACTAAATTGAATAAGCCATTAACAAAAGTTGCGTTTATTGTATCGTAGTAATCTCCATTTGCAAAACTTGTTATTGTTATTTCAGTTGTTACGTTTGTAGATTCTCCTGTGATATATAACGTGTCATAAGTTTGGCTTCTTGGTATAAAGCTAAAACTTTGTTCTGTTGCTATCGGTTGTAAAATAATCATATCTACTATAATAACTTTTTTTTAAATATTTTGTTTTTAATTCGTGTTTATGTAAACAAAAAAAGGCACTCCGAAAAGTGCCTCTTTGTTATGAAAGGTATAAGAAAGAATCTTAAGAAGTAACAATAACTGCGTCAGTTGCTCCTGCATCTGCAAAAGCCGTAGCAAGTCCTGCTTCGGTTGTTACATCAATAAAGTTAGCTGGAAGTTCTTCCATAGCCGTAAAGGTCAAAGAATATCCGTTAAAATCTCCAAGTGCTGCACCAGAAGAAATTTCTCCTGCTGAAACGTCTGCGCCTTGATCAAGACCCATTAAGAAAAATTGGTCTGTCATTGTTCTAACAATTATTCTTGGTCTTCCGTATGCAAGAAGTTTTACGTTCTTGTGTGTAGCAAAATCTTGTCTTTTTAAAGCAGCTACTAAAGTTTGAGTGAAGAACGTCGTTCCGTTATCTCTACTGCTTTCTATGGCCGTAGTAAAAGAATTTGTTGTACTCTTCAATTCGTATTTGTATAGGCTTAAAGGTGCTGCTGGTTGCCAAGTGTCAATAACATCTCCGTTTGTGGCATCATATACAACATTGTCAGAATCCAAATCGTCGAAATTGGCGAAGTAAATCGCTTTTAATCCACTTACTGAATCTTTACATTGTTCTATACGTCCGTTTGTAATATCACAACTCATTTTTTTAAAGTTTTATGAATAAAAAAAGGCAGGTACTTTTACCTACCTTTCTTTAATCTGATTTATATTATACTGAATAAACTACACAATCGTTAGCTATTCCTACTTGTGCGCCTACTTGCATTCTCATAACGATTCTTACATTATCAGATCCATCATATAAATGAACTGGAATTACAGAAGCTTCTTGCCAATCTGACAATAAAGACGTTCCAAAATACAAGTTAGAAGTCTGTGCTGCTACCATTGTATTATCTGCCATTCCGTTAGCAACAAAAACAGGAATACCATCGAATGACAAGCTTCCGTTTGTATACCATTGTGTACCTTTGTTGTCTGTACCATTTGCACCAAGTCCTGCTGCTGCGAATCCTCCGAGTGCGCGCACGTAATTACGGGCGATATTGGAAGATACATACAATTTCAAATCCTCATTTCCCCACACAGTTGTAGGAACGGCTGAAATTACAGACCCCATTTCATCGATTACGTTAGCTGCCGTAGAAGCTACTGCCGTAATATCTTGTGCTGCTGGCAATCCTGCTGCGTTTAATAAAGTAACGATACCATCGTATGCGTTAGCACCTGCAACACCTGTCCACAATAAAGTTTCATTAGAAGCTGCAACTTTAGAAGCAACATATCCTAATAAGTAATCTTCAAAAGATTTAGGAATATCTGCAAAAGCAGAAGCACCCATCTCAATTGCTGAAAACGTGTCGTGAAACTGGCTTCTACAAAGTTGTAAATTTACTTGCATATCTTTAACAGTTAATATGCTTTCGCCCATTGTTACAGTACGTGTTTCGTCAAAATCACAAGTTGCATCTTGGAATAAGTCGTTAGTATCAATAGTTTGTAATACTGATTTTCCTTTGACGTTTTCAAGAACGGTAACGCCACCGTTTTCAATTGTAGGCGCACTTAAAAGAGCTGCGGAAATGTATTTTCCTGCTGCTAATCCTGCATAAGTGCTACCTGGAAATGTCGGCTGATCTGCCATAATTTTTAGGTTTTAATTATTATTATTTATTTATTTAATTTTTTATAGATTCTATCTAAAGTAGTTTCTGTTCTGTTTTGTGCGTATAACATTTTTTCTCTTACTTCCTTATTTTCTGGATTGAAAGAAATTGGCTTAACTGCTGGATCAAGTTCTTCTGTAGAAAGTTCCGTTTTTTCGTCCTCAACAACTTCTTCTGTTTCTTCAGTAGTTTCTACTTTAGAAAGGTTTTGAAGTTTTGCTTTAAGTTCTTCGTTTTCTTTTTTCAAAGTTTCGATTTCATTAAAGAAAGTTTCTTTTACGATTGA